ATGTTGTTGAAGATGGTAAAACAACTTATCTTGCGTGGGATAAAAATGGTTGTGAACACCCTGGCAACCCTCTTTCGTTCAAACAATACCTGGAAGCAGTAGAGAGTGGAGATTGGTTTGGTTATCAGTCTGGTAATTGTAGTGAACCTATTGTCGTGGAAGTACCTGAAGAAGTTGTAACTACTACAACTACTACAACTATACCTCCAACAGAAGAAGAATTAAATTTTTTAGAAACAGGTTTATATGAAACTAACAAAGAGAGAGCAGACAGAGAAGAAGCTGAACGCATTGAAGCTGAGAAGGATGCTGAAATAAAAGCTGAGATAGAGGAATTAGATTTAGATATACCAGAAGATGAAGTAGAAAAGTTTGTAGAGATAATTAAAGAGGTAGAGGAGTTTGTAGAAACTATAATAATAGAGGAAGAAGTAATAGTTATACCTGAAGAAATAGTTTATGAGGTAAAAGATGAGTTGGATAAAGAGATACCAGGAGATGACATCATCAGAGAAGAAACAATTCAAGAGGAAGATGTCAAAGACCAGGATATACAAGAACAAATAATTGAAGTACCTGTTGAAGTTATTGTTGTTGAGGAAATAACAGAAGAACAAGTAGAGGAAGTACAAGCAATAGTTGATACAGCTATAGAAAATGTAGAAGAACTTACAGAGGAACAGGTAGAAGTAGTAGCAGAAGTATTACAAGTACAAACAGAAGATGTTGAGATTATTGCCGAAGCTGTTAAGACAGATGAAGTAGTAGCTGAAGCAGTAGAAGTATTCGTAGAACGAGCAGTTGAAAACAATGATGTAGAGAACTACACACTTGCTGATGTGGTTACTGAAATACAATTTGAAAACTTTTTAGAAAATCCAATAGAAGTATTAGTAGATTTTGACAACATAAACTTATCTAACATAGGAGAAGATATGACACAAGACCAAAAAGAAAAAGCACAAGAGGTGGTAGTGCCAGTTATTTTGACTAGAATAGCTACTATGGCAGCTTTTGTATTTAGGAAAACAATATGATAAAGAAGTTATGGAACTGGTTTATCAAGATAGTTAAGGAAACATTAAACCTTAGCTGGACCCTCGTTGGGCTAGTGATTGCGACACTTACTTTGACAGGTAGTGCCCAGCAAATCACAGGACTAGCTACTATAATTACATTAGTAATATGGTTATTGACCATAGGATTTAGAGACTAGGAGATTACATGGATTGTTGTGGTAATGGGTGTTGTGGTGGCACTAATAATGTGTAAGTGTACATACTTATGCTGTGCATGTAGTTTACATTGTTTAAACTGGGAGGATAAATGAAGTTACAAGTAATTAGAACACAATTTGGAAATGATGCAACAAATGGTATGTTGTTTATCAATGGTTTGTTTGAGTGTTATACATTAGAGGACCAGTATCAAGCAGTTAAAGTGTGGGGAGAGACCTGCATAGGAGAAGGTACTTACAAAATTAAGTTTAAAAAGTGGGGTGGCTTCCATGAAAAATATAAAGTTCGCTATGGTGCAGACCATTATGGTATGTTACATGTACAAGATGTACCTAATTTCAAAGACATATTAATTCATACAGGCAATACTGATGAGCATACAGCAGGTTGTCTATTGTTAGGAGAGACACAGCAAGATTTAGATATGGGTAAAGATGGGTTTATTGGTTCAAGTAAGAACGCATACTTAAAAGCATACAAAAAGATTGCAAAAGAATTGTTAATAGGTAATGAAGTAACTATTGAATACACAACTATAACTGCTTTACTCGGTAAACCAGCAGACAAATCCTCTAGCACAGAAGTGGGTGTTGCGAAGGAAGTTATGGAAAAACTGGAAGAGATAAATGGTAATGTGCTTATAGGTAATGCTATGTTAAAAGGAAGGTTAATACAATAATGTTTGAAAAATTTAAAAGAGCAAGAAACCAGGATGGTACATTTAAGAAAGATGTATGGTGGACCCCTTGGAACGATACATGGGAGTATAAAATGAGTGATGACCTCAAAGATATGTTGGAGCGAACAGCTTGGACATTTATTGAAGCGTTCATTGGTGCATTAACAGTTGCTCCATTAGTTGGTGTAGAAGCTGAAACACTTCAGTTAGCTGCATTAGCTGGTGGTGGTGCTGCACTTGCAGTCATTAAGACATACGCTAAAAAACAAATAACTAAATAATTATATTGTCATAGTTCTAGTGTAAACTGGATTAACAGGGAAAAAGGAGAGCTATGACAAAGAGTAAACCTTCTCCAGAACAGTTAGGTAATAACTTTTACAAGTCTGGGTGGCAACCATCCATAGAAGTTAATGAAGAAACTGGTATTGGAGAAATCACACATGTTGGAACAGACCCTAATTATCGTAATAAGTTTGATGACATCTTACGAGAGTGGGGATTTAATCCAGATGAATACGAAATAGAAGGTGCAGTTAAAGCATCATCATGGAACGCACAGTTAAAAGGTGGTCAAACAACTACCTTTCACGCATTTAAAGGTGTAGTTCGTAGAAAAAATCACAAGCATGATAAACGATTTAAAGAGTTGTTTAAACAAGCTAGTAAAAAACCACCTGTAAAAGTATATAACAAGGGTGGAGACACAGCGTTCATGTTCTTTATGTCTGACTGGCAGCTAGGCAAAGATGATTTGGGAGTTGCTAATACTATCAAAAGATATGATGTTGCATTACAAGATGCAGTTTCTCGTATCAAAGACTTGCGTAAGCAGGGCGTAGAGATAGATGAGATATATATGGTAGGACTTGGCGACCTCACAGAAGGGTGCGACCAGTCTTTCTACGCATCACAACCCTTCAATGTTTCGTTGTCATTGTCTGAACAATACCAATTAGCAAGAGCAATGATGATGAAAACAATAGAGACCTTCTTACCATTAGCTAAGAAAAAAATATTATGTGGTGTGCCTGGAAACCATGGAGAAATGACAAGAGCAGGTAAAGGCAATGTTCTTACTAGCAGATTAGATAACAGCGATACAATGCACATGAAGATATGTGAAGAGATTATGAACGCTAACAAAGAAAGATATGGAAGTGTCAAGGTAATTATTCCAGATGGCTTTCATCAAACTATAACTGTCAAAGGCAAACAGTTGTCTTTCACGCACGGACACATGACTGGTGGAGCTGGTGGTAATCCAGAAGTAAAGATAGAGAAGTGGTGGAAGGGTCAAATGTATGGCTTCTTACCACCTAGCATGAGTGAGATACTGGTTACTGCACACTACCATCACTTTCGTGCAAAGCAGCAGGGTAATCGTACTTGGTTTCAAGCACCTAGTATTGATAAGAGCATAGACTTTACAGAAAGAACTGGGTTATGGTCTCATCCTGGGGTACTTACATTTACAGTAAATAAAAAAGGTTGGGATAATCTAAAGATTGTTTAAACAACTAAGGGCTATCTCTTCAATAGGTACTAGCACACCCCAGCTCATGTTGTCATCTCCACCCATAGTCTTTGTGTGTAGATACTTTCTACCTAAATCTTTCATAATATCTGTTGGTACTATGTAAGTCATAACTGGTATCTCAATACCTTCTATCTTTTTGACTAACATAAGTACCCAGTAATCTGCTTCAGTTGCAGCAATACCAGATGGCTTACCATAGCTTTCGTACTCTAAGAAATGATTACCTGTAATCTCCCAAATGTGTCTTTCACTCTTGACCTCTACCTTTTTGCCCTCTAAAAATTCTTTAAAGGTATCTTCCATAGCTAAACCTTTAGCTAAATCTATATCAAACTTCTTCTCTGCTTTACTCAAAAAGGTTTTCCTTCTGGTGCTTCTCCCTTAAAAGCATCCTTCAACATATCTCTTATGCTTCCTACTGTTCTTTGTCGCTGCTCTTCTAATGTATCTATCAATACTTCTAATGTTGGTAATGTAACTACCTCTTTGTAATTAGCTTTTGTATTTACAAAAGTAACATCAACACTATACATATCTCCCCATGTTAGATATATCTCTCCTTCTGCATTTGGTAGCATAAAATCTATACCACCTCTTTCCTTATCTATTTCTTTCATAACCCAATCTATATGGTCAATATCTTTTTTAATAAATATATCTATTAGACCACGATAACCATAACTAGAAGGGGATTTCTGTTTGGTCTCCTCCTTGTTCTGCTCGTTTAAGCTGGGCATGACACTCTCTGTACTCCCATTGATAGATGTTTTCTTTTTTTGTTTGTTTGTATCTTCTACCACAATATATATTGCCTTCCTTGTCGCTGTAAGTTATGTTGTTTAAACCAGCACATCCTACTTTCTGCTTACACTCTGTGTCTGGTGGTGGTGGTACATCAAAGTTGTAATCTGGATAACGCTGCTTAATTTTAGCAACCAGTTTATCCAGACCACCACTACCAATGTTTTCTAAATCCACTCTGTAGGTAACTCTTCGTTACCTATCCACCATCCTGCACCACAACCACCTGCGTTGTTGTAACTGCTACATGCAAAGTCTGGTATCTTTCCAAACTTATCTGGGTCATCAGCTTTCTTTTGTCTGTTGTCCTCTATTGCACCTGCTTGATTACACTTAGGGCAGACCTTTACTACATCAGTATCAAATACTTGTGATACACTATCCATTAATTCCATCTCTTGTTCAAATGCAGTAATGAATACATCACAATCCTGTGTAGTCCATGTTTCTAAGTCCTTGTTTAAACCATCATCTGTTAGTTCTTTATAAACCTTAGCTTTTAGTTTATCTCTCTTAGTCTTGTTCGGCATCATACCTTCAAGAATAGAATTAACTTGGTCTGCTACTGGTGTCGCCTTAGCTCCAATGTCAGCAGCAAATTCCTCTGCTGCTTTGTTTAAACTAACTGCTGCATCTTTAGTCATAGGTTTACTTGGTGCTTTCTCAACCTCTACTTTAGGTTTAGAATTACCTACCTTTGACATCTCTTCTGCACTTGGTCGCTTCTTGTTGCTACCTTGGTACTTCCAGTTAGCCAATGCTCTACCTATTGAGGATGTCTCACAGTTCTCCATCCACGCATCAGCGTTAGCATATCCACCTTGTCCTTTAGTTTCTTGTGCTATGCCTGTAGTTACTGGTCTTGCATCTTCTGCATGTTTAAACAATGATGTTTGTATAGTTACACATTGACCATCTGGTGTGATGTGTAAAATTTCTGTTTCTATTCTTCCTTCTGGGTTGTCCTTCCAGAATACTTTTAATCTATCTTCAACAAATTCATATTCGTTTGGGTCAAATTTTTTAGCCATTACTTCCTTCCTTGTTTTATAATTTTATAGACACGCTGCCTACTTATACCTAAATTTTTAGCTATATCAGTAATGCTCATGCCTTTTTTTGTTGCTTTCTTAATTAGATTAACTCTTGCATGAGACAATTTATCTATTGCTTTCTTATGCTCTTCCATCTGCTTTTTGTTCCAGTACAGTAGAGCTTTTATATCTATGTCCATTATCTCTGCTTCCTGTTCATCATCTTTCTGTATCTGTACTTCGTAATCCACATACCCCAGTTGTTTAAACTGTCTCGTAGTATGCTCTCTAAGAATAGAAATACAAATGCAGATAAGAAACCAAACAGATACATAATGATTAGTCCTTGTACGCTAAACACTATTCTTCTTCCTCCTTCTTTGTTTCTTCTTGCTGCTGCTTCCCTATCATAACAGTATGGTCTTGTTCAAACTGTCCTAATAGTTCATTAACCCTCTGCATGTTTATTTTAGTAAGGATGTTTGACTTCTCAACCTTCTGTCCACCACACGCATTAGCCAACTTGATTGCCCATGTCTTTAATTCTTTTGGGGTGCTAAATATATTAGCCATTGCTTCCTTTCTATTTTTATAGTTGTTTAAACTACGATACTGTTTCTTTGGTAAGCTCTGTTATTGTAACAATGAAACCACCTGCATCTTTAAACCAACGCACCTTCTCTAGTGCATCTTGTTTATTGTCAAATGTGTGTGTCTCTTCGCCACCTACAATAGCAATCGCTTTCACAATATACATAATTTTATTCTACTACTGTTGTCAAGGTATGACAACTATAGTTACACTCCTTCCTTGTTTAAACAGTAAGCTCATTTAACAAGCTGCTGTCCACATCTTTCCTACCAAATACTTTGACACTCGCTAACACAATTACCTTGATGTAGTTGTATGTCTTTCTTGGTATGCTTGGTTCTCTCTCTAGCATTTCTAATAGATTGATGACCATGCCTATGACACGAGGGTTATTGATTTCAATAACTTCAGTTTCCTGTGCTGCTGCCTTAACCTCATCAATAAGTATCTGGTTGTAGTTAGTTTTAGTTACCATGTTTAAACAATCCCCCTATTCTTTCCATGTAATTCTTCTAAGAGTTCCATCCCCTAGTAAATCCCACTTACCTTCTAAGGTTGTTTCTGTACCATCAACAAAGAAGAAGGTTGTTATCCACATCTTTCTTCTTCTGTCCTCTGGGTTCTGTTCTTTCCTAGCAACAAGTCCATCTGTGTAGTACCCACCTGTCTGTAAGTTAGCAAGGTTGATGTCCATGTAGTCATCCCCTGTCCAGTTACACTCTTGACCACGAAGCAATCCTTTGAGCTTATCTTCTGCCTTCTCGTTAGTCCAGCTCTGCTCAAAGTTTCCATCATCATCAGTTCTGTACTCTGGGTGCAGCTCTAGGATTTCTGCTGGTGTGTCTTTGGTAATCTCTACTACCTTGTTTAAACTAGCATCCCAGTAATACCTACCTGTCTCACACATTGTTCTGTCCAACATATTTGGAAAGTGATTATAAACATCTGGGTGCTTACCATCATACTGTTTAAACAAATACTCTCGTTCTTTCTTGATAGCCATTGTATCTAAACATTTCTGTGCAAAGTCTATGACCTGCTGCTCATCATCAAAGTAAATAGAAAACCCAGATTGTTCGCTAGGTCGCCTGTCGCCTTTGCTATTTCTTTCTGGTACATAGGAAGAGTAACCAACAACTCTTACACCTTCGCCATATCTGTCGCCATCTACATACAATCTTTGGTACAAGTTGTCGCCCCATCCTCGTATGTTATCGCAGGTTATCTTGTTGTTTAAACTGCTTCTATCTACTGCTTCTTTCTTTGGCTTGTATGCTTTGTTATATATCTCGCTACCTTGATGTCTTGGTTGATTACCAGAATAATCTACACCCTTGACTGTATCGTTGAATAACTCTGCATCAGCAATATCTACTGCTTCGCCCTTAGTTACTGTTTGTTTTATTTCTTCTTTCATATCCTTCTTTCTTTGTTATTACTTAGACTTACTGTTATCCAAAAAGGTTACACCTTTATTTTTATTTCTAACTTATCATCTAATTCTTTAAAGAATTTAATTAAATCCCCTGCTTGTCTTTGCCTATAATTATTATTAAATAAAGCATCTACAATAATTTCTCTTACTTTGTTATCCATTTCGTTTCCTTTCTAAAGAGCTGGGGTTGCATGTTTAAACAACCCCTTGCTCTCTGGATATTATGAGTATAAGCTCTCTGGTATTGTTTCTTTATCGTACTCTGCTGGTGCTTGACACGCTGGGCAAGTGATGTCTCTGTAAAACATTACAGTACCATCTACTCTGGGTGCTAAGACTGCTGATGATATTCTAAATATCATACCTTTGCCTTCCAGCATTGATTTCTCTGTACCTGCTGGGCAATCAAATTTGCTACACCAGCATTTGACCATGCGTGTTGTTTGCTTGTTGTGTCTAGGTCTAAAAGCAA